AGTAGATCATATTTTAAAGATGATTTATATTTCTGTGCTATTGATCAAATATATTTGTATAAAAATACAGAGGATTGGATCTCATTTGGTGACAGATGTTTTGTAATGCCTCTAAAGAACGAAGACATTCTAACGAACGATAAAGAGCAAAAGCTTATTGGTATACTAAAGTATGGTAATAAGTCCTTAAAAGCACTTAATATTAACCCAGGAGATGTAGTAGGCTTTACGCCTAATAGCGAATGGGATTTTATCGTTGATGAACAAAGAGTTTTCTGTATGAAATCTAATGATATTGTAATCAAATATGAACACCAAGGAAACCAAACAGAGTATAATCCTAGCTGGGCACATCGCGATAGCTGAATTAGTTAAAGTGGCAAAAGAACTTATTGTAGATTCAGACGATGATCTTACTGCTGATAAACTTAAAAACGCTGCAGCTACAAAAAAGCTGGCAATATTCGATGCTTTTGAAATACTTAAACGTATTGATGAAGAAGACAATATTCTTAACGAGAGACCTAATAAAGTGAAAGAAGAAAAAGCTTTTAAAGGATTCGCTGAAGGTAGATCTAAATAATGTACGAGCAAAGTTTATACAAAATTTTACCTGACTACGTAAAAACCAAAATATTAAACAAAAATAATAAGTTTAAGAAATGGAAATATGGTTATGACGAAGAGCATGACATGGTAGTTATAAGTAAGACTGGGGAAATTGGAGAGATATACGAGATACAAAATCTAGTAATAGCCTTACCAAAAGCTACTAATGTAGCTAAAACGGATGGCGATAAGTGGAGTGCAGCGGAATACCCTAAAGAATTAAAGAATATTAAAACTGTTTTTGATTGGAAGAATTACTCAGAACAGTTTAAAGAAAAATGGTATGACTATATTGAGGAAGAATTTCAAAGGCGTGAAAAAGGTTACTGGTTTTTTAACAAAGATAAGCCTACTTATATTACTGGTACTCAGTACATGTACTTGCAGTGGTCCAAGATTGATGTTGGGAAGCCAGATTTTAGAGAATCAAATAGATTATTCTACTTATTCTGGGAGGCTTGTAAAGCAGACAGACGATGTTATGGTATGTCATATCTCAAGAATAGACGTAGCGGCTTTTCATTCATGGCGTCTGGGGAGGCGGTTAACATGGCCACTATATCAAGCGATTCACGGTTTGGGATATTGTCCAAATCTGGAGCCGATGCGAAAAAAATGTTCACAGATAAGGTTGTACCCATCAGTGTTAACTTACCGTTTTTCTTCAAACCGATACAGGACGGAATGGACAGGCCGAAAACGGAGCTTGCGTACAGGGTACCCGCATCGAAACTTACCCGTAGAGGACTCGATTCAAAAGTTCAACCTGAAACGCTCACAGGTCTTGACACCACGATCGACTGGAAAAACACAGGCGATAATGCCTACGATGGGGAGAAACTTAAACTCCTCGTCCATGATGAGAGCGGGAAATGGGAAAGGCCGAACAACATCCTCAACAACTGGAGGGTTACGAAAACAACGTTAAGATTAGGTTCTAGAATTATAGGAAAGTGTATGATGGGCTCAACCTCAAACGCTTTAGATAAAGGTGGTGAAAATTTTAAAAAATTATACAATGGATCAGACGTTACAAAGAGAAACCGCAACGGGCAGACTAGCTCAGGATTATATTCTTTGTTCATTCCTATGGAATGGAACTACGAAGGCTACATTGATTCTTATGGATTTCCTGTATTCGATACACCCAAAAAAGAAGTTTTAGATGTATTCAATGACCCAATAACATTGGGTGTTATAGAGTTTTGGAAAAACGAAGTAGAAGGATTAAAAGATGATCAAGACGGGTTAAATGAATTTTATAGACAATTTCCAAGAACTGAAGAACACGCATTCAGAGACGAAGCAAAACAGTCTTTATTTAACCTAACAAAAATATACGAACAAATAGATTACAATGTAGATCTTAGAAATACATCTATAATTACTACAGGTAGTTTTCAATGGGAAAATGCAGTACCAGATTCAAAGGTTATATTTGTACCAAATAAAGATGGTAGATTTAAAATATCTTGGGTTCCACCTGTTAATCTTCAAAACCGTGTAATATTAAAAAATGGAAGCAAGCACCCGGGCAATGAACACATGGGAGCGTTCGGTTGTGATAGCTATGATATATCAGGTACGGTTGATGGTAGAGGTTCTAATGGAGCTTTAGCTGGTCTGACAAAATACAGTATGGAAGATGCTCCACCTAATCAATTCTTTTTAGAATATATAGCTAGACCTCAAACTGCTGAGATATTTTTTGAAGACGTATTGATGGCATGTGTATTTTATGGTATGCCTATACTTTGTGAAAATAATAAGCCTAGATTATTGTATCATTTTAAAAGAAGAGGTTATAGAGGATTTTCAATGAATAGACCGGATAAGGTTTGGAATAAATTGTCAGTAACGGAAAGAGACATAGGTGGAATACCTAACTCTAGTCAAGATATTATACAGGCACACGCGGCGGCTATAGAAACTTACATAAATACTTATGTTGGCAAAACAGAGCAAGGGTATGGAGACATGTACTTTCAAAGAACATTAGAAGATTGGGCTAGATTCAACATAAACAAAAGAACAAATCATGATGCGTCTATAAGTTCTGGTCTAGCTTTAATGGCTTGTAATAAAAATAGATATGTACCATCTGCTGTAAAAGAATATAAAAGTATAGACTTAGGTATAAAGAGATATGACAATAAAGGAGCCGTATCAAAAATAATAAAATAAATGAATATACAAACAAATACTAATAGTGCATTCCCCAGTCAAGTTGTTAGCGATGCAGAAAAAGCTAGTTTAGAATATGGCGTGCAAGTTTCTAGAGCTATAGAGCAAGAATGGTTTGGCCAAGGAAGAACTAGTGGTAATAGATATTTAGCTAATTGGAATAATTTTCACAACCTAAGACTTTATGCAAGAGGAGAGCAATCAACTCAAAAATATAAAGATGAATTATCTATAAACGGAGATTTGTCTTATCTTAATTTAGACTGGAAACCAGTACCTGTTATATCTAAATTTGTGGATATAGTTGTAAACGATATGGCCGCCAAGTCTTACGATATTCAAGCAACAGCAGAGGATCCTTTCTCTAAAAAAGAAAAAAGTGATTATGCTAATGCTGTATTAAGGGATATTAACGCTAAAGAAGTTTTAACTAAATTTAAAAACAATTTAGGCCTGGACATGTTTAACGTCTCTGATCCAAACGAATTACCCGCGAGTAAAGAAGAATTAGATCTTTACATGCAGATGAATTTTAAACAAACAGTAGAAATAGCTGAGGAAGAAGTTATAAACAATGTTTTATCTTTTAATAAATACGATCAAACAAAAAAGAGATTAGCTCAAGATCTAACGGTATTAGGCATATGCGCTAGTAAAACTAGATTTGATCAAGCTGAAGGAATTATTATAGACTACGTTAACCCTGCAAATTTAGTTTACTCGTATACTGATGACCCTAACTTTGAAGATATATATTATGTTGGCGAATGTAAAGCTATAACAATACCAGAACTTAAGAAACAGTTTCCAGATATTTCTGAAGAAGAATTAGAAAGAATACAAACAATGCCTGGTAATAGGCAGTACGTACAAGGCTGGGGTGATTATGATTCAAATACGGTTCAAGTTTTATATTTTGAATATAAGACATATATGAATCAAGTTTTTAAAATAAAATATGGTGAAAATGGACTTGAGAAAGTTATAGAAAAAACTGACTCATTTGATCCACCTCCAAGCGATAACTTTGAAAGAGTATATAGAACTATAGAAGTACTTTATACTGGAGCTAAGGTTATTGGAACTAACACAATGTTAGAGTGGAAGATGGCTGAGAATATGACTCGACCAATGGCTGACACAACTAAAGTGGAGATGAATTATTGCATATCAGCTCCTAGAATGTATAAAGGTAAAATAGAATCTGTTGTTAGCAGAATAACTGGTTTTGCTGATATGATACAGCTAACACACCTTAAGCTTCAACAGGTAATGTCTAGAATAGTTCCAGATGGTGTGTTCTTAGATATGGATGGATTAGCAGAGGTTGATCTTGGTAATGGAACTAACTACAACCCAGCGGAAGCATTAAATATGTATTTCCAA